TGGATGCGGTGATGAACGCGTTTCAGGCCCGTATACTTGGCGAACAGATAACAGGGTTGACCAATTTCATCTCAGAGTCTATTGGCGACGATGGTTCCCTCTCAGAGGCTGAGGTGGCCAAGATACAAGAATGGTATCAGGCAATAGCGGAGAGCAGTAAGGAGGTATGGGATCAACTCACCGAGGCCCTTGATCTTGGCGGCATAGGTGAGCCCGGGGCGCTCTCAGGCGGGATACAAAGGCAGATCACTGAAGAAACAGGTTCAGAGCTTGCCGGCCTCATGCGCAAGATATCAGATGACAACCGGCAGAACCGGGATTACAATAAACTGACAGTCGACAGGCTGACAAACATAGAGGCATATTCCTATGAATCCATGGAGTCGCTGAAGACTGCCGTGCTTGAGCTGAAGGCCATAAATTCAAACACTAAGCCCGTATACGCATCAGACTTATGAGTTATACCCTAAATAGCGTTGACCTGACCACTTATGGTATTATTCCCGGGCAGGTTCCCGGGAGCAACATAGCCATGGGTGGTATATTTGACTTGCCGAAGAGAATGGGCAAGACATTTCATGATTGGGGTGATGAAGACGGGATAGAGCCATACGTCGATGCCTCTGAGATATTCTTTGAGGGCAGAGACCTCGTCTTCCGGGGAATTATCTTCGGGGCCAATACCGATGTTTATGAAAATCTATCATCATTTCGGGCTGCCATTGACTCCGTGACCGGCACGAGTACGTTTGAGACGCCCTACGGCACGTTCGATGTCAGGGTGAAGGAATATAACGTCGTGACCTTCGCCGGGGGTGCAGAGGTTGATATTAAGCTCAGAGAGCCCGTTGTCGACCTTGGAGAGGTGGCCGTTCCCTCTACGGGCACGAGCCCTTATACAATCGACGGGGTGCCCATGACGAGCTATGGATTATACACGTCGATCAAAAGAGACGCGCTCGACCTGCCTGAATATAAGGGGCAGGCCTATACGAAATATGGTGCAGAGTGGTTTCATCCTACAAAGAGAAAATTCAATAAGCTTGACTTTAGGGGGTTTATTGAGGCTGACGATCTGACGGATTTTACAAATAAAGTCGGGGCTCTGTATACCACGTTTTCTCAGGAAGGGTTGAGGTATTTGAAATTCAATGATGAGCTTGCCGTAACCGGTTTCTCCGATGAGGGGTTCACCGTGTCAAACATATTTAAGGGTACGAAAGTTTATGGTATCTTTGGGATGAAGATGAAGATTATCGCATACGAAGACCTATGACGACGCTGACAATATATCGCTCAGGATCAAGTATACTCACGATTGACATCGACGAGAAGACTAAGTTCACCCATGCCTTGATGGGAGAGCATAAGATCGTCTGCGAGTATGTCTCAGGGGTTGTTCTCGGTCTCGCCATAGGTGATTATGTCACCTTTGACGGCGAGAATTTTTACATGAATCGCCTTCCTGAGATCAAGAAAATCAGCAACACGGCATTTCATTATAAGATCACCTTCGAGGGAGCTGATTATGATCTAAAAAAGAAATTGTTCATCAGCGACGATGGCTTGGCCGAGTTTGCTTATGTAGGAACGGCAGAGGACTTTGTTGACTCTATAGTCTCGAGCGTTGGCGAAATCTCTTCAGGCTGGACGATGGGCACCGTGGATGAGACGGAAGAGCGACTGCTTACATTCACCAATGAGTCATGCTGGGCCGCTTTAATGAAAGTCGCGGAAGAGTTTGGGCTTGAGTTTTCTATCGCAACAAAATCTATTTCGCTCGTAAAATCTGTTGGCTCGTCCGTGGCTCTTACTTTTGAATATGGTCGCGGTCAGGGCCTGTATAACCTTGAACGTCAGCAGGTATCGGATCAAAACATTATCACGCGGGTGTATGGGTTTGGCGGTATGACCAACATTCCTTATGGGTACCGTGACCGGTCAAAGAGGCTTGTTTTTGAAGGCAGGTACTTGGAGAAAAACACCGACCTGTATGGGGTCATTGAGGGGCAATTTACCGATGACAATATTTATCCTAAGAGAACCGGCACTCTAACCGGGGCGAACATTGCTTATGATGACGACGATATTTTCGACCCGAGAAACTCATATGTGGAGGATGCTTCAGTTTCGGGGTTCGATATAAATGACTATCTCATTGAGGGTATGACCCCGCAGATAGTCTTCAAGTCAGGCGATCTTTCAGGATATGAGTTTGACATTTGGAAATACGACCATACCAATCGGCGCATTTATTTCAATCCTTACTCTGATGCCGACGGCTACCTGCTGCCAAATACTCTCAATGAACCCGCTATAGGAGACACTTATACGTTGGTCAATATCGCTCTGCCTCAGTCATATATAGATGATGCCGAAGATGAGTTGGAGGCTGCGGCTCAGGATTTCCTTGATGAGAATTGCGTACCAATGGTTGTCTATGACGTCGAAATAGATCAAAAATTCGCAGCAGAGAATGAGGTCATCCTCACCCCCGGAGATAAAGTCACAATCATAGACGACTCGCTCGGTATCAATTCTGAGATTCGTGTCGCATCAGTCGAGTATCCTCTGACAAATCGCTATGCCATCAAGGCCACTATTGCCGACTTTGTACCCTATACTTTGGCCGAGCGAGTCGTTAAAAATATTTCTGTTCTCAAGAAAGAAACAGTTCTTGTGGATCGCACTCAGTCTGAACTTGCCCGCAGGAACACTATGAGGCAAAAGCAGCTCAGAGATCTGCTGTTTGATCCTGATGGCTATTTTGACCCGGTGAACATTAAGCCGTTGTCTATTGAGACAATGTACTTGGCCGTGGGAGCCAAGTCGATGGATTTCAGGCTTAACGGGGTAACCATTAAGCCTAACTACTTGGGTGATGCCAACAGGATATATGTAGGCACCGGCACCCTTGTTCATCTTCAGCTTGACGTAGGAGGAACCTACATTTGGTCAATGGGCTCTGCTTTGGATCAGGATTCTCTCACTCCTGCCACGGCATATTACCTGTATGCAAAATGTTCAAAGACCGTTCTAACCGGCACATGGGATTTGTCTTCCGATCAGAAAGAGTCAGACCCCGGTGACGGGTATTACTACCTATTGTGCGGCATCCTTTATGCCGTTGCTGACGATTGGCGTGACTTTGATTTTACGTATGGTATGACCTACATAAATGGCCGGGTAATCACTACGGGCAGGATAAGGTCGGTTGATGGGCTGAATTACTTTGATCTTGATCAGAACCAATTCATGGTTGGCGACGCCAATAGCTCTCTTGATTGGAATGTCACTGCCAAAGATACTCTTACGCTGAAGGGTGCCTTGGTGCAGAGCGGTGCGGGAACCGCATTCCCGGTACCGGCATTCAGGGGCGCATACAATGCAGCTTATACCTATTACACCGGGGATGAGGTGACTTATGGTGGTGAAAGTTGGCTCTATATCAATGCTGCATCTTCAAGCGGCAATACTCCTACCGAAGGGGCATATTGGACGATAAAGGCTGCCAAGGGTGCTGATGGGGAGGATGGGGCTGCAGGCGCACCCGGTGCTGATGGCGCAGACGGCGTAGATGGAACCGACGGTACCTCTATTATTTTTCAGGGTTCATACGCAAGTGAGGCTGCTCTTATCGCAGACAAGGGCGCCTTACAGGATGGGTGGTCGTACTACAACACTACCGATAAAAAATCGTATGTTCGCTCGAGCTCATCATGGTATCAAATGACCGTAGATGGAACCGATGGTCAGGACGGCGACGATGGTTTGCCTATAGTTTGGAAAGGAGAAAGCTCTTCCCCGCCTGCAGACCCCGTTGAAAATTGGGTATACAAAGACACCGATAACGGTTATGTGTACATTTATAACGGAGCTTCATGGGAGCTTATGGTTCTCGATGGCGATGACGGTGCTGCAGGGGCTGATGGAGACGATGGAACTGACGGGCTGAGCGTATTCATCACTTATCACGATAACCCCGCTACGTCGGCTCCTTCTACCCCTACAGGAGATGGCACCTCAGGTGGTTGGCATACCAATGCGACCACCGCGGTCGTGTGGATATCTCAGAAGATTGCAGCCTCTGCCTCTGAAGGCACATGGGGCACCCCTATAAGAATAACGGGTACTGACGGGGCTGATGGCGCAGATGGGGCCGACGGAGACGATGGTTCTGATGGTAATTATACCGAATTTCAGTATGCCAAAAATGGCAGCACGTCTTCTCCTCCTTCGATCGTCAATACAGACCTGAACCCCACGGGGTGGTCGACCACGCCTCCGGCTACCGGAGACTTAGAGTATTTATGGTTCACCAAGGCAGTTAAGAACGCTGCCGGCTCGGCCCTTGTCTCTAATTGGACTACTCCTGTCAGACTGAAGGGCGAGGTTGGTGCGACGGGGGCGACAGGTGCTACAGGAGCTACAGGCCCATCGGGGCCGACCGGGGCCTATCAGGGGGCATACGCAAGCGGCACGACGTATTACGGAACCTCCACGAGGGTTGATATCGTTTCTTATAACGGGGCTTATTACATAGCCCGGGCTGATGCTCCCGGTGGTTCATTCAGCGGTATTGTGCCAACAAACACGAGTTATTGGAACTCTTTCGGAGCCTCCTTTGAGAGTATTGCCACGGGGTTGTTATTTGCCGACTTGGCATATGTTGATAATCTTGGGGTCAGGGTGTTTGAGGGCGCGACAAGGCCTTCAGGTAACCTTGATGGGTCATTCACTACAACTCAGGCCAATGTAGCCGCGCAGGCAAGGCAGGATTCAATTACAATGACGGGCACCTCAGGCAGCGGCACCATCAGTTGTAATGGGGGCAGTAAGTCTATAGGGTTTACGGGAACTATCAATCAGACCGTAGAAAACTTCTGTCTTGCGAATGCGTCTTATTTCCGGGGCTACGGCGTCGTTCTCACTTATTCAGCTAATGTTATATACTTCACTGCGTTGGTAGCAGGAACTGATTTTACATCAGGGGCGGGTTATAGTCAGACTGCGTCAAACCTTATGGGGACACCTCAATTAGAGGTCGCGAATCAGGCCGGGCAGGCGCAGATCGACAGGTGTACCCTTACGGGAACGGGCGGGTGTGCAATTCTCATTGTCGACGAGCTTTACGCTGAGCTTGAATTTAACACATCCCTTACTCAAACTGCCGCTGATTTTGTCACTAATTATGCCGATGCTTTTGATGACCTTGGGATTACGGTGACAAGCAGTACGATATATATTTACTTTACCGCTCAGGTCGCAGGTACGGGGTTCACGGGAACATCGAGTATTGACAATAACCCGTGGGTCGGGTCAGTGAAGATAGTAAACAATGAAATATGGGAAAACTCCGATAGCGGAGACACCTACGGGGCTATTAAGATCAATGACCGCGGCTATCAGGGCGGTTACACAAAATACCGGGCTACATTATTCGGGAACGGGAAAGGTACTACCCTGATGGGCATTGTTGGAGCCGACGCCGGAGGGATGTATAAGGGGCTCAATCTGGTTGCGGGAATGCCGATTCGGATGGCACAGATGTCTACAACGCAGATAAACGCCCTAACGGTAGTCGAAGGGACATTGGCCTACGATATAACAACTCATGCATTAAAAATAAGAACAAATTCAGGATGGAAAACAATATCTTCAAGCTGATAGCCTTCTTGGCTTTTCTGCTCGCATTGTCATGTGAGAGGCCTCCCGAGGTCTGCAAGACCTGTATAACGGTCACCACGGTCTTCAATGAGGCCGACACCGGAACATTTTTCTCCAAACCATTCGTTGTGTGCGGTGAAATGATCTATCTTTACGATAACCAAGTCACAAGGATCGTTAAGGCCGATAGTGCCGAAAACACCCTTGTAAGTGTAACAATATGTGATGATTAAAACAGAGAAATCATGGGATTAACACTTGGAAATAAAATAGGCATACCGCGGGCAAGCGGATTAAAGCACTGGTGGAGTTCCTACTGGGAGCGACAATGGTACGGCATCGAAATTGATGAAGCCAACTCATCTCCCGATGTCACCCGGATAGCCTCCGACATGACCGAACACGATGGTACTTACCTTCATGCCGTACTACCTGTTCACGCCAATATTAAGGGCTGCCTGCTTTTAGATAACGGCACGGTCAACTACTATCTTGACCCTGCGGACTGGAGCAAAAAAGCAGACGGCACGGCAAGCGATCTAACAGGGGCTGACGGTCAGGTGATGATAGAGTGGCCTGACTTTTACTATAAAGTCGAAACAGGCTATCCTTCAGCGGGTAAGCATCAAATCAAAATAAGCTGTTCGGCACTTGCCGGATTTACAAAGTATCCTAAACATTATGTAAGTGCTTATCAGGCTGCAATGGACAGAATAAACAGTAAACTTTCATCTGTCAAAAATACGACAACGCAATATAGAGGAGGTAACAATACTTCTGCGTGGGATGCTGCAGCTAACTCACTCTTAGGCAAGCCTGCCACAAACATCAGTCGGACGAATTTCCGCACTTATGCACGTAACCGAGGCAGTGGTTTTAACGCCTATGGCTATAATGACCATAAATGGCTGTTTTGGTTATTTGCAATCCAATATGCAACCCTTAACTCTCAAAAAGCAGTTAACGCAACAAAGACAGCGCAAGGTTATTTTCAGGGAGGACTGGGCAACGGAGTATCCAATGCAAACAGTACTGAGTGGAATAACTTCAATGGGTATAATCCATTCATCCCTTGCGGTGCGTCGGATTCTCTGGGCAACGGTAGCGG